ACAGGTATAGTAGGTATGTCTCCATACTTCTCGTATACAATAGCAAGTATTTTAGTTTCTGCTAACGTACCTTCATAAATACTACAGCCATAAGGAGAGTGTACTTCTCTAAAATCATTAGGTACAATAGTACCCGGTTTAAGTAGTTTATCAAGTACATGCCTAAGCATATCTCCATACTCGTATCTAGTGAGGTAAGAGTTAACTAATTCACCTTGCGCCTCTGTTAAGTACAGAGATTTCTCGTATTCGTTAATTATGATGCCACCTTCTGTTTTTAGTAAGGCAGAGTCTATTCTATCACTAATTTCCTGAAGCTCCATTGTTCACCTGTTTTTCGGGTTGTCCAACATAAGTACTAATAGCAAACTGAACTCCGGCTTCTACAATAGCTCTATGTAGAGGTGGGTTCAACGATGGTAGGCTATTAGAAAGATTCTCACCATTAATTACTTGGTTACCTAGTGAGATACCTCTAGGGTACTTAACATAACTGACTATATAGTCCTTTATCTTAAACATAAGTGGAGGGAATACAGTCTCTGCATTCTCCTCCACCATAACATAGGCTAAGTTTTTAGGTGGGAATTTGTAAGTTGATAAATACATCTTACTAATCTTCCCTGCCTCTACTGGCTCTACCCCTATAATTTCTTCTGATATCTCTTTTAACTCTTCACCAACTCGCTTCAGCTTATTACCTTTTACAGCTCTTTCTATTACTGCCATTGAGTTTGTAGGTATCAAAAATCTGTTACCATACTCATAAGGTGTAGCTGTCGTCTCAGATTTCTCTGCTCGAATAGTACTAATAAGGGGCATTAAACTGCCTAGCTCTTTAGCCTTGAGTAAGGCTGCTACAACAATCTCTTGACCCTTAGTCAAGCATACTGACATTTCATAGTCATTAAGACCTACACTACCTGCAGTAGCGAGGTCCTCGAACATAATCTGAAACTCTGCTCTAAGTTCGTTTGAAGTCATCTAGTGTATCTTTACTAATTGCTACTTTGATATTAGAATTTGTTTTATCAGCAAGATACTCGCAAGCGTTTTTAAATGTAGGTGCTTCATCCTTGGCAGCTAAAGGCTCAGTTCCGTAGTAATGTAAACCACGCTTAACCTCAATAACCCCAGTTAGAACAGCCATATTAATTAGTCCTTTGATATTGAAGTAAGGGTCTTCCATCATAGCGATGAATTTCTCATAACTCTCCTCAACTAACTCATTAACTTTTCTACGTAGTTCCTTAGTTGGTATCTCAGGGTGAAGTCTATAACCTGTATACAACAATGTCATAATCATCTTCTCTCTTGACTCCTCTAATGAACCTAGTAACTTGTATGCTTTCTTTCTGTTATCAGCTACTTCTAGTATGATATCAGTCTCTTCATTTTCAGAAACTCTAACGTATCTATATGAACGCTTAGCATTTTTAGATTGTAATCCCTTTGCCATGATATTATCATATGCAGAGAGTACTCCATCTACTAACATCTGATAAGGGTCTGATAAATCTAATGTGATACCTTGTTTAGGTAGCTCTACTTGAAGCTCTCCTAGGTACTCATTCTTTCTATCATTGACGTTAAGAGTACCAGGCTCTAAGCCCATTTCCTCTTCAATCCACGCCTTCTCAGTTTCGTTTAGGTCAAGCATAAACTTGCCTGATGGGTTCTTCAGTACGAAGAATGTATCTACAGATATATCTAACTTACCATCGTATAGTACGTGGCGTTTATCTGTAACTCCAAAAATACGTCTTGGAATGTACATGTATTGTACTATCCCTGTTCTAAGCTCCTCCCCTTGTTTTAGAGAAGGAGCTGATTTTGCTTTTTTCAAACTCATGTTTAGCCTATATTAATTAATCTTATTGTAATCCAGAAGGGATTAAAGATATTGTTCTGTAAGGGTCTACAATAGCAGCACCGAATGAACCGTATCTAGTGTATGTTGCACTATCCTCTCTTGTACCCATATGCATGTTGTTCTTCTCTCCTGTAAATGGATTTCTAAATCCTGCAGAGTAACCCCACATATCACCACCTTCTACGTCTACTTTGTAGATGTTAGGCTCGTTAGCGTTTCCTAAGAAGTAGATATCATAACGATAAGATTCAAGAACTCCACCTCCTAGTGCACCTGCACGGATTTTGTTACGAACTTTAGAGTCGTACATTGGGTCAGTCTCAATCTTAATATGGTATCCCATAGGAGCGATGTACTCTGTGAATTGGAATCCTGCAACAAATGCATTTGGATGCATTGGTGAAGAAGTCTGTCTTATAGTACCTGGGTTGTTCTGAGTAAGGTTAACCCATCCTGATGCTACGTTGTTGATTTCAGTGTGCAATTGAGCAGCACCTCTTTCACCTGTTCTAATCAAGATAGTTCTATCTCCGTACTCTAGTCTACCTTCTCCAATGTCAGATAACATTGACTCAAGAACTTTCAATGAGAACTTGTTGTAGTAAACTGTATTAGATACTTCCATCTGCTCACGTAATCCCATACCCTGCTTGATGTAGTATCCTGATTTACCAATGTTGTAGTATCTACCATCGTCAGAACGGTTAGATCTAGCAAATGCAATACCGTGTGCTTTTTCGTAAGACCAAGTCTTCTCCATAGTCCACTCTACTGCTTGCATCCATACATCAGTAACTAACTCTTTATCTCCTTGTTTAAGAACAATAGATGTAGCTACACGCTTACCTAAGTTCTTACCTGGCTCTTTGTGCTCTAATCTAATAGTAGTCATTTCATTCGCCATCTTGAATGGAGAAGCAAATGTAATGTCCCCACCCTTTGTAGACATGATGTCTTCAACAGGAGAGAAATCTTTAGAGAAACGTTTACCTGCAGTCAATTCTCCTGCTGGCATACCGTGTGGGTTGTTACCCATTAACTCTACTGTATACACAAAGTTAGAACCTTCAGGAATTGGTTCATCTTTAATACGTAATTGATAAAGCTCGTTCTTCTCACCCACAATCATGTGTACATCTGAGAAGTAGTACTCTCCAAATACTAATTGGAATTCTGCACCGTATGCTCCATACATAGTGTCACTTCCAATTGTAGTAGTAGCACCACGTACTTCTACTAATGGAATATTTTTTTCGTTATCTCCTGTAACGTCCCAAGTGAAAATACCTTCTTCCGGCATTGTCTTTGTTGGAAATTGATTCAATAAAGTGTCCAAGTTGCGAACACCCTCAGAGGATAGCAAACGAGTTACAGTCTTTTTAAGAAGCATAGGTTTGTTACCAAACATCTTCCCTAAGTGGTTCTCGTCCACTAATCCTGTTACCGTTTGAGCCTCATTAAACTGATACCTACTTAATCTGCTCATTTTATAGTTGTTTTAAAATTATACAATATCGTCAATAGACTCTATGTCTATTAATTTAGTACCGCCTTGTTTAGCTGTACTATGCAATGCAGAAGCGTTAGAGCTTAATTTCTTAACTGCTGTCTTCATTGTTCTACTTACTCTAGTCTGAGCACTTCTGTCAAAAGACTTTAGGTCTTTAAATCCATTAGTTACTAAAAATAGGTAAGCAAGTTTTTGCTCATATTCAACAGGATTCTCCGTCTTATACTTCATAATAGCATTAAGTGGTTGTCCTGCAGGTGTATAAGTAACAGGTGTAGAAACTAATTTCTTTAGTCTTTCCTTAGTAGTACTACCTACCTTTCTGTCAAATATACTATCAGCGTTTAACGCTTTAACAAGCTCTTCCACTTGTTTTTGCTCTTGTTTAATAGCCTCTTCCTTTCTAGCCTTAGCGTCAGTCTTAACCTTGTCGATTGCACTAACAAATGCTTGCTTTCTATCTACAAGGGCTTTAGATGCTTCAGCTTTTAAATCCCCTGCCTTTTCTATTAGCTCTAAGTACTTCAATGAATCCTCGTCTGAGAACCCTCTTTCCTTAAAGCCTCCAAGTACTAGGTCTCTAGCTATATCTTCTCTCTCATCTATTACCTCATCAGTAATTGAGTTAAGCGTTTCTAGTCCTGATGTAAGTTTCTGCATTGTTTCAACAGGTACTCCATCATGAACTAACTCCAACAACTCCTTGTTCTTTTCACCGAGTCGGTTATTTACTTCCTTCTCTATTACAGCTACTAAGTCTGATTCAGATTTAACTTCTCCAATATCATCTATTGTAAGTACATCATTCTGTTTAAGAATATCTACTACCCCTGAATAGAATACAGAAGACTCATCTTCCTCTCCTTCGCCTTCACCTCCCTCAGGTTCTTCTCCTCCTTCAGGTTCACTCCCTTCACCTCCCTCTTCAGGGTCTTCAGGGTCTTCTAGTGGGTCTATATCTTGTACAGATGTAAACTCTATACCATCTCCGGGTGGAGTTCCTTCAGTACCATCTCCAGTTAAATCCTCAGCTGCACCGTCATCGCCTGCGCCTGTGTTTGTAACTTGGGTACCTTGTTGCCCTTCTGTGCCTTCAGTTGGGTCTACAATGTCATCTATTGAATCCAAGTCTATACTTGGAGTGTTGTTGCCTATGCTCATAATATCATAAAATTAATTAAAAATTTAATACTACACTAATAATTCACAAAAAACTACAAATACTGTAAGAATAGCCCTACATTTCTGCAGAATTACCTCCTTGTTGTTGTGCATTCTTAGCTTTTAACTCTTCTCTTTTAATATCTCTGTCTAGTTCAGCGTTATTCATATCTGCTTCTAGCTTCAATATATCTGCCCTAAGTTCCTCAGCTGTCTTCTTAGCTTCAAGTCCTAGTTTCTTCTCTGCTAAAGCTACATCCATTTCCTTTAGACGAAGTTCAATCTTAGCTGACAAGTCTGCTTTGTACTTATCAAGTTGAATTTTATCCTCATCTAACTTAGCCTTTCTATCTGCCTCTTGCTTGAGTACTTCCTGCTCCTGCTGATTAGCTGCCATAGCTGACTCTCTATTTCTAGCTTCATGCTCTTCAATAAGTCTACGCTTCTCTGACATAGACTCTGAGAATAGTACGTCAAATACAAATGAGAAGTCACCACCGTTCTGCATATATGCCTGTGCTGATTGCTCTAGTATCTTCATGTTCTCCTTAGATTGTCTAGAGTTAGTAACAAATACACCTAAGTCTACATCAACGAAGTCATCCTCTAGCAACTCGATTATCTCTAAGTCACCTGCGTCTAACATTACCTGAAGTTGTTTAGGGTTATGTTCTAGCGCTGTCTTAGCCGCTTCAATAAATACATTTAAAGCTCTAAGTTTAGTATTCTCGTGTGTGTAAGAGTACCACTCTGTGATATAAGATGATTGTGAAGTAGCTCTTTCAATACCACCTACAGTCTCTCTGTTTTGAATTGCACCTTTACGTTGAGGTGTAACACCAATGATATCCCCTGCAGCGGCTTTAATATACTCAGCCATATTAACTAGCTGTTGTATATAGTTTCCGAAGTCAAGGTTAAGCTGTTGGTCTCTACCCATTGCTAGGTTACCTGCTAACTGCCCTTGAGCCGGACCTTTATTTATCTCTTTGAAGTTATCTACAAACTTAGTATTGTACTTGTACATATAACTAAGCCATGTTTTAGTATCCCAATTACTAGGTTTTCTTTCGATACCCATCTCTAATATAGGACCTACGTTCTTAGACATAGCTACAAGCATTCTGTCTATGATAATATCATATAAGTACTGATAAGGTTTCATTCTACTCATTGCAGAAACAGCCTTTCTATTACCTAAGTTGTATACAGTACCTACTATACCTGGATGACCTTCGCCTGGATTACTTAGTGAGTTAAACCTAATAGGGTTTAGTTTGATACCTGCGTAGATATCGTCCCCAATCTTAGTAACTCTCCACCACTCAGATATCCATTTAGACTTAATCTTCTTCTCTGCCGGTCTTAATCTGTATCTCTCATCTACTACTTTAACCTGCTGTTCACCTGTAGCCTCATCTTGGTATGCTATCTCAAGTACTTTCTTGTAAGACTTAAATCTTACTCGGAGTACTCTAATATTACCTTTAGAGTCGATGAAGTTACTTGATAAGGTTTCATCTAATATGATACCTCTTTCCTCACCTATATTAACAAACTCGTTAGTTACATCACCATAAGGCTTATCGTATCTAGCAGTACCTCCTATCTCTAGGTTAGTGATTCTAGATATTTCATCATCTGTTAATTCATCGCCGAACTCGTCAATAATAGCTCCGGGTGAAAGGTGATCTTCTATTGTAATAATATCAGAGTCTTCAATTCTACTAGAATTAGACCCCCAATACTTTAATGTAAGCTTGTCTATTCGTGTGAAAGTAGGCTCATTGTTTACCACGTCAATTAAGTATGCTTCTTCTGCAACATTAAGTGCTGCTCTGAAACCCTCAACAAACTCTTCGTGCATATGCAGTCTTTCCCAATAGTGGGTTAGTAATGCAGTAGCTTTCTTTTCTTTTATATCTTTATAAGTGTATCTAAGCTTTCGTTGAAACTTATCAATCTCAGCTTTCAACTCTTGCTCCCCACCTTTAAAGTTTTTAGATAGAGTATCTATGTACTCTTTTACGTACTCCTTTAACCTCTCTTGTTTTTCCTTAATAGCTACATTATTAGTTATAAAAACAGATGGGTCAAATGTTGCTCGTATTTCTTCACCTATTAATAAGTCTAGAATAGGTGCTGCAATAGGATAGTGTTTTATCTCTCTTGTAGAGTCAATTGTCTGTAAGTCTAATGGGTTAAGTAGCTTGACAATATCTTCTACGTGAAGGATACCATTATAAAGGTCCATATTAATA